ATGGACCGTTCCCACCGACCGAAAAGTCCGCATCCTACTGCCCATACGGAAGAAGAAATAACCTGGATTCAAAATTTCATTCGGCGAAATCCAACCATCTCTCTCATTGAACTCTACGCCAAGCTGAAATTTCAAAAGGGCTACTGCCGCCATCCCTGCTCACTTTTTCGTTTTCTTCGGAAACAGGGCTTTTACCAACAAAAAGCCTCAAAGAAGAAACCCTATATTCCGAAGCCTTACGATACCCCGAAAGCACTCGGCGTGAAGTGGCAACTCGATGTCAAATATGTTCCAAACGCTTGTTACGTGGGGAAAATGCCGGATCGATTCTTTCAATACACCGTCATCGATGAAGCCAGCCGAGAACGCTTCATTTACCCCTTCCGTGAACAATCTTCCTATTCCACCGTCCAATTTGTAAAAATGGCCATCCGTCATTTCGGCTACCAACCCCAGACCATTCAAACCGACAACGGCGTTGAATTCACGCATTTCCGTGAGACCGATCAGGTCCATCCTTTCGATCTTTACTGTCAGGAGAAGGGAATCGAGCACAAGCTGATTCGGCCAAGGACTCCAAGACATAACGGAAAGGTCGAGCGAAGTCACCGCAATGACAATGAGCGTTTTTATGCTCATCTCTCCTTCTACAGTGATGAAGACTTGATTCAACAAATGAAGCGCTATCTCTACAAATCCAACCGACTACCTATGCAGACGCTACAATGGCTAACGCCTATGGAAAAAAAAAGCCCAATTACTGGCGGGCTAGCCCGCCAGTAATGAGGATAGCACACAGGAGATCTCAACTTACTTTTTTGGTCTCACATCATTTACAAACCTACATTCCCGGAGAAAACCGATCCTTTCCCCTCTTGATTTCTGAGCCACATAAGCATATGATAAAAGGGATCAAATTCGGGTTCGTAGCTCAGTTGGGAGAGCGCTGCGTTCGCAACGCAGAGGTCGTGGGTTCGACTCCCATCGGATCCATTTGCTAAAACTGATTAAAACTCAATAAAACGTAAATGGGCATATTACAGGGTTTCAGGAGTTCGTGATTTCATTTGAAAACTCAATTAAACCCAATAAATCCATATAAATGTTATCAAAATGTTATCGGAAATTGAGTTTTAGGGAGAGGCCATCTGGTCTCTCTTTTTTTGTCTCATAAAAAAAGAGGGGGTGTTATTCCCCCTCTTTTAGCTTCTCCCTCTTCTCTGCAATCAGTGACTCCAGCTCCTCAAGATCTTCAAGCGTTGCCCGATTCCGGATAAACGAACGTGCCGCCGATTTAGCAGAATTGTACCGCCTTCTTTCAGGATTCTGGGCGTTCCACTTTTTGCTTGCACGGATTTGGGCTTCACTCGTCTTCTTCTCCATTACTTCCTCCTTCCTTTAATCTGAACGTACAAGTTCGCTAAGCTGACTACCAGGTTCAAGATCAATAATACTCTTAGTGTTGTCATAACTCTTTTCTGGGTATAAGATAGGTACACCCCCTGACGGGGGGAGGGGCTTTCGCCCCTCTTGGTTCTAGCCCTTACGGTTGTTTTTGATAGTTTCTATCAGGCCAATGATGTTCACTATCAGCCCCGCAAGGGCTATTATTGTATCTATCTCCATTCCCTTTTCCTCCTTTCTTTCATATTGAGGTTTCTCTCAACCTCTGAATATATTATAAACCATAGTTTATATAATGTCAACACTTTTTTCAGTTTTTTCACAAAAAAAATAGCCGTGTCTCTAATTAAAGAGGCACGGCTTCGCACGATTCACTCACGATTAAAGCTAGGTAAATACAGACTTTCATCCAATTATCGCACGATTAACGCACGATTAACGCACGATTAACGTCCGGGCTTTGAAGGGATGGTGATGTGTCTTTTTTGGTGCTGGACACTGGAGCTCATAAAGATGGCCCCGAGGAAGGTCGTGACTGCCGTAAGAATCGTGACCACTAGGGCAGTCGGTCCCCAGGATAGGCTCTCCCCTACCGTCTGGACCAGGGTGGCCGTGGCGGGTAGGACCAGAGTGATGATCCACTTCAAGATGTCGTAAGATTCATTAGATAGCTTCATAGTGTTTTCTCCTTTACTGTTTTTCTGTCTTCCAGATATACGCTTCAATTTCGTGAATATTTGCCGTGGTCGTGTGGTTGATCCCTTTTTGCTCCAGTGACCGTAAAACGGCCAGTAGAGCCTTTAAGATCATCCGCATTTCCGTGTCCTGCCGGTCATCGTGGGCTTGCTCCTCCTTGATCATCTTGGCGTGATCTTGGAGGGTTTTGTCGTGACAAGTGAGGAGATCAAGGTCGTGAGCGAATTTTTGGTCCTGGCGGTCTAGCTTTTCCAGGATCTCCTTGATCGAGAGGATCTCCCCCTTATGCCCCACGATCTCTTCCAGGTCCTTGGTCTTGATATACCGCTCCCCTACCGCATTCTGAGCTTCTGTAAGTTCCTTCCGTATTTTGTTAAAAGCCCCCAGGACCGTCCCGATTACGGAGGCAAAGCCTAGGAGGAGTAAGAAAATTTGTTCTGGTGCCATCTACCGTCCGCCTTCCATTTTTTTAATAAAGTCCATCACCTTGTCCCGGGTCTTAAAGCGGTCAGCCCCGGATAGGACGATGTCCGCCCATGTCTTTTTCTCACCGCCTACCTGGATGATATTGGAGTCCATCATCTCCTCTGGAGGTGCTCCCTTTTTAACCATGGCACATGTACCTAAAGCCTGAGCCAGGATATCCACCGCCGGCTTGTCTCCATCACCCTCGTAGCAGATCAGGTATGCTCTCGGCTGTGGGGCGGTCTTGGCTTTGTCCTCCTCCTTTTTGTCCAGCTTGGGAGTTTGGATGGGCTTCTTGAAGCCGTTGAGGCCCTTTTCTCGGATGATGGTCGGATAGTCACGGTAGGCGTAGTTCATGTCGACCCTGCCACGGATCCCCGGGACCGACCCGTCTGAGGTGTACTGCCATACCCCGCAAGGCCGGGAAGGCTCTTTGATCCCCCAGTGGGCCAGCCAGAGGTCGTACTTCTTAAGCTCGGGCTCTCTCCGGACCATCTGGTCGTACCAGGAGGTTGAGCAGTAGTACATGGCATAGTATCCCGCCCGCTCGATCTCCCGGAGCTGGTATAAGAGCATAGAGGCCTTTTCTCCCCATGATGGGTTGCCATTTTTCCGCCTCCACCCATCGGCATCCTCGGTGTCAATCACCACAGGAAGCTCGGGATGAAGGCCCTGAATCTTTTGTAAAAAGCCCTGGACCTCGACCTTGGCCTGGGAAAGACCTGTTGCATAAGAATAGCAGTAGAGGCCGAAAGGAATTTTATACTCTCGGCATCCTCGGATGTACTCATCCAGTCTTGGGTCAAGATGGAAGCTCCAGCCAAAGCCCGCACGGATAAAAATGAAATCCACGGCTTTTCTTACCTGGGAAAAGTCTATTTTCCCGTTATGCTTGGAAATGTCGATCACTTTTTTTGCCATTTTCTTCTCCTTTCTTTTTTCCACCAAAAAAAGGCCATATAGGCCCTTCATTTAAGCACTTTTTCATTGTCAAAGGTGTCATTGTGCCTTTACATCCCTAAAATTAAATCTGACGAGGCTAGGAAGCTGTCAGAGGAAATCTAGGCTGTAGACTTGTTGGAAGCCAGGTCCCAAGTGGGGAATCCCACCTCGGGGCCCTGGTTTGTGTCCTCACAAGCGTAGTAATCGACCCCTTGATAGGTCACAACGGTCCCTTTGGGGTACTTTACCCCGGGCTTGGGGTCGGGCTGGTCTTGCTGGATCGGCCCGCCCTTCCAATAGTCCTTGGCCTTTTCGCTTTCCGGGCCGTTTTCCTTGCTCGTCACATGGTCTATTTTTGCCATATAAAGCACGTCACCGATCCGGTAGGCATCCCCCGCATCCACGGGTAGGCCCTCATCCCACTTAGGATACTGCTCGATCATCTCTTTGGTCGCCTGGGCTCCGGGATCTCCCGTGAGGAGGACGGCCAAGTGGTTATTAGCCTGGGCTAGCTTTTCCTGGACTTCCTGGAGGGCTTTTTTTGTATCCAGGACTTCCTGGCGGATCCGGCCCTCCTCGCTTGCCTGGATCGTCTCCCTGAGCTTATAAGCACTATCCACGGTGGAGTAGCGGGAATCGTCCAGGCTTACCTGGTCGGTCTGCTCGATCCCGCCGACGTAGGTCCTAAGGGTATACATACTGTCGTTTTTTGTGATGGTTAGCATTTCATGTCCTTTCTAGCAAAAGCCGTCTAGCTCTTGGAGCCCTTGCGTGGTACTGATAAAGGCTTGGGTGTACTCGACCCCTTGGCTGTTTAGGGCGATTGCCTGTGGAAGAAGAAGCTTAATAAATTTGTTTTTCTCGCTTTCTGTTAGTTGTTTCATTGTGTAGAAGTCTCCCCACGGGGCATAAGAAGAAACGTAATACAAATCGGTTTCGGTGAGCAGATAAAAAAAACGATTTATTTCGAATACGCACCCAGCAAATCCTTCTTTAGGGAGATCCATGCCCGATTCAATAGTCAACGGCGAAAAAGAACCATCTTTTCTTAAAAGCTGACCTGACTTGTTGTTAAGATAAGAATAAGAAACGATTGTGACACTATATTTTTCGTTGACCTCTACAGTAGCTTTTTCAAAAGTTATTAAATCAACCCTTAGATACTCGTCCACATCACCCCTCCTTTTTGATCAGGAAAATCGTCCCCACTGGGTAAGACCCACTGGACTGCTGGCTCTTGGCATCATCTAAGCTTGTACAAAGGACGAATTTCTGACTGATCAAGTCTTTGACCTGGGCCTGGGTCTGGTACTCGGAGTGGCTATGCCCTTTGTCGGCCTTTTCCTCCAAAGCCTCACTCAGGCCATCAAGCTTCCACTTATCGGAAGCGGACAGTAGCCCGTCCTCCGTCGCCGTAGCTAGGGGATAGGTGGTATCTTTATCCTCTCTTTGCTCCAAGGCGGTGACCCGGCTTTTTAGCGTGCTATCGTCATACTCTGGGATGACCACGTCCCCGGTCTTGCCATTGACGCTCTTGACCTTCCCCGCCTTGGCCAGGCCATCTGTAAAGGTCCCCATGCTAGGGACCATATAGGGGGCTACTCCCCCCGCCTGCCCTTGGACTTTGACCGCCCCTGCCTGCTCACTCGTAGCGTCAGGGAAGACCCCTTGCATAGCCTCACTCCAGCCCTCAAAGGTGGTCTTTCGATCCTTTTCGGCTTCTACCCGGCCCGCTTCTTGGCTCTCCCGGATCCTCTCGCTTTCCTGTCGGTCGGCTTCCTGGCGGGACCGGGATCCTTCCGCAGAGGCCCGGGCCCTTTCTGCCCGCTCTCTCTCCGCCTCCTTGCTTACCCGGAGGCTTTCGGCTTTGGCTCTTGCACTTTCCGCCTGGGCTCTTTTGGCCTCTTCACTTGATCGGGCCTCTTCCTGAGTAGCCCTTGTCTTTTCGGCACCGACTCGGTTGGCCTCTTGGCGTTTTCTCGCCTCTTCTGCCTGTACCCTTATCGCCTCTTGGCTTTCGATAGTCCCGATCTCTTGGCGGTAGTGGTCATCTTGGGCCTTGAGGCTTTCGACCGTCTTTTTCCCCTCACTGCTAAAGGCCTCGTAGTCGCTGGCCCGCTTCCGCTCTGCCTCGACCCGTCCGGCCTCTCCGGCTTCAAGTGTGGCCAAGTCTTTATTTCCCCGGTCAGCGTAGTCCTTGGCCTCTTGGGCCTTTTGAGTGACTGCATCCAGTGCGGCCTTAGCACTCTCCGCTTGCTCATGCAGTTTTTGGAAATCCATATGGATCCCGGTCCCATCTTTTGAGTCTTCTCCGCCAATAAAGTTCTGAACTCTAACTCTTGACCAGTTGGTCATAATCAGGTTTTTATCATCTTCTTTTAGGGCGAGCTGAATATCTACCTCACCGCCTCCGGCTAAAGCTTTAGAAGGGACTTCAACCTCCCAATAATCATCTATTGCTGATCCCTCTAGGTAGTAGCTCTCTTTTGTATCAACATTTCTTGCGTAGCAGGTCACTTTTTGTCTCTCAGAGGGGCTGATCACATCGCCTTTTGATGAGATAAACCGGGCTTGATACCCCCGGGTTCCTACTTCCCCTTCATGTAGAATCAGGTCTGGAATCTGCGAGTCTCTAAAATGGACTGTGACGGGAACTAGTCCCGCCCCACTAACACTAGTCATATGGAATCCTTTCTAGGCATAAGAAAAGGCAGCTAGCTTTTTATGCTCTCTGCCTTCATTTCTTTCAGCCGTTTTTTTGTTTTTTCCTGTAGGCCGAAGTTTGACCCGATATCTTCCAGCTTAATCCGCCCATCTAGAACTGCCTTTGCTAGCATTTCAACTACTGCATTCATATCGTGCCTCCTTGGGATTGAGATAACATCAATGCAAATTCAAGATTTTGTGTTTCTACGGCTTGAATCCGGGCATCTCTATTAGCATCTTCCTGTTTCGTTTTCTCAAAGTCTTGAGCATTTAACTCCACCTTATCAAGAGCTAATACTTTCTCAATATATTTTTCTGTCAGCTCTTCTTTGGTCGTTTTTCTATCAAGCAATGCTCTAAGATCAGATGGAGTGACCCTTAAAACTCCATTTACATCTCCGTAGGTCGCAGAGATCACCCGAAAACTTATCGTGGCCCCAATAATAGTAGGCTCTAGTGCCGTTTGATCCGTGGAATAATTGATATACACTTCTCCAAGTTTCATCTGTTTCTCCCTCTAAAGCTTATGTAGCTTATTGATATCTGCCTCGCTTAATGTGGCACTCCCGATCATAATCCCATCGCACTGAATACGGTTATTAAACATACATGGACCATTTGTTTGAACGTTTACGCCATAGGATCCAGGGCCTACCTTAAAGTATCCTCCATTCGCTTCGACATATAGCCCTCCGGCCTGAAAAGCCATATGTTGACCACTTATTGGTTCTGCTGTGATTCTTCCATCAACTAAAAAAGTATTCTTGTATGACCCACTGTCATAGATAAATCGAAAGCGATTTGAACCCGTATCGAAGTTTGTCCCGGACCCGCTCAAGTAGGCCGATCCACTTTCCGGCAGACTGCAGGATCCATTATCAACCCCACGGCCTAATACACCTCGATTAATGTTATTCGCATTAAGATTATCAACATCGATATATTGGGCATTTATTCTGCCAAAGAGAGCAGCCCCAGAAACTTTGAAATCTCCTCGCACTTCCGTTGATCCGGTTAGCGTGATTCTATCTCCGGAGATGGAGATCCCCTCTCTGCTTGCATTGATTGTGGAGATGATATTTCTGCTATCGGCTTTCTTGCTGACTTCATTTTTTAATTCATCAACAACCTTGACCCGAAAACCGTCATTTCTATCATAGCTAAGAGCCCCACCGCCAATGGAGATCGACCCCGTTTTCATATCCCAGTAATTATCGCCATTGACATCCGATAATATCCCGGCTTTGATGAAATCGGCGAGCAAGGTTCCGGACCGTATCAAGTCGGCAGTAAACCCCTCCCCTGTACCAAAGGTCCGGAATATCCACTGACCGTCCGAAGTTTTTTGATCAGAAATAGCGAGACGGCCTGCCCCCATATAGATCACTCTTCCCGGATTCTCATCGATCGGCTTATCAAAGGAGTAATATCCGGCGGGTAGCCCAAAGGGGTTCCCGGCTTTTAATTCGTAGTTATAGCCGTCTGAATTATATAAGTTTGTTTGAAGCTGACTCATTATGGTATTGATGTGAGAGACAGTCTCCTCATGGCTAGCAGCTTCAGCCTCTTGATCGATGACCATTTTCTCTGCCCGGGACAATAGCAGCTTATCACCAAAGTAAATCTCACTTCTTTTCCCGTACAAGAAGCTTCTGCGTAACTCAAAGATTCGGGTTTGATACCGGATTCCAATATCATCACGAATTACCCAAACTTTCTCCCCAAGATTGCGTTTTTCGTTTTCACAAACCTGGGCTTTTAGTTCGAGTTTCGGTCTTGAAACTCTTAAGAGTGCCTCATAGGTCGCTGAAAGAAGTTCTCTGGGGTCTTCGATATCGGGAAAATTAATTAATCCCAGTCTCGGTGTGCCATCTGAAAAGCCGAATACTTTTGTGGCTTCAGGAAGTTCGACATAACCCTTCCCTTTTGGCTTATCAACAGGGTCTCCCTGTTGCTTAGACCACACGACGTCTTTGAAATTGATTTTCCGGCCGAAGCCTTGTACATCTTTTCCTGATTCATCGAGTATCTCCTCCCCTCTCCCTCGTCCACAAAGGGCAGTGTAAAGCTGATCCTCACCACTTTCAGCGATAACCGAAACAAGCTTGTCGCCATACTCGTAGCAGGCACCATTGTCCTCAGCGAATTGTGGAGCAAGATCGATCTCCTGATGAACAATCTTTTTACCAGCGAAACTCATCCGCAACCGGTATTCACAGTTCCAGGCTTTAATGACCTTATTAAAGGCTTCAAGTTTATTGAGGTAGTAAATATTTGTCGTCCCGGTATTTAAGACAGAATTTTTTCCAATTTCCCACCCGGTCCCCTCGAGGATTTTTCCAAGTGGAACAACAATCGGCTTATCTTTCGGACGTATGTCTTCGATATATCCACGCTTCGATAAGTCGTCATAAAACTTATGAATCCCGTTGAGCCGTATCAATCGGCCCGATTTTTTTCGCCCTTGAACTTTATACATCCAGAATAAGTCCGGCTCATCAATGTCTGCCATACCAAAGTATGCGCACTCATCAAGCTCCGGTTGGTATTTTACTTCGATAGAATGGGTGATGAGGCTTCCCATCGTTTGCCAAGATTCTGTTGTTTCGTTTTCGGAAAGAATGCCATTTGCTAGCACATGCTCTTTATTATCGAAAAGATAAACTTCCATTAAAGCATCCTTTCCCGATAAATGATTTCTAATGTACCGCTGGAGATCGTGACAATATCGTTCGTATGGAGATCGAACCCACTTAGGGTTGTGACAGCGAAGTCAACCATGTCCGCTGCGTTTACATTGTTTTTCGTGATTTTTGTTCCTTCGATTTCGATATGATCGCCTGCTTTCATGGGGCCAAGGAGTGCAATTCTTTTTCCGGTATTTAAGTTATTTATGGTAAATTCTGAACCGTCTTCAGGGAATACCACCAATTTATCCGGCTTAATGGGCGTTCTAAGCGTGGGGATTCGAATCTTTCCAGCAGGACCAAGTGTAATGCTCGGCCCGTATTTATAGGGTGACGGGCATAAAAAGGAAAGACTTCCCTCAACAGAAAGCCGACCTGGGGCGGGCAGGCTAAATTCCTTCAATATTCCTTGAAAAGCCCAGCCCGGCTCATCAGAAAATTCGATACTTGCAGGCGTTCGGTACTGAGAAAAAACTTGTGCTAATTCATTAAACGCTTGACGGTATAACTCCGCTGTCTTAGCACGCAAAAGATAATGAACAGTGATCCTCCTGGATGGGAGGCGGTAGTCCAAAAATAAACCACCATCCCTTCCATCGATATCATCGTTTATGAATAAATTCGCTGAGTAACCATCTCTCCCTTCCACTCCGGTGGTAATAACCTCTGCTGCAGAAGTGAACTGAGAAAGCTTTCTACCGTCAAAGATGAGTTCTTCAGCCTTTCCTTTTTGAATATCTTTTGTAAAAAGCATGGCAACTCCTTAAATTCCCTGACCAAGGTAGCGAACATGGGCTTCTGTCCGTCCATCCTGAGCTTCCGTAATATCGTCAACCAAAATTTCCCAAGCATGAGTGCCCATCTGTGCAATGAGCTGAAAGGGACGAGGCGCATCTCGATGCTCCATTGATCTGGAATTGAACTGTTGGTATTCCGATAAACCGGAATTAAACATTTGAGCAACATTTACTGTCGGGACATCCGCACCGGAAACCGTATCGGCCACAGTAGACATGGCTTTTTCCACCGATTTCGCATTATTGAGTATGCCCATAGCCATACCTTCCGGCACATATCGGCCAACCTGCTTTTCCATTACTGCTGAAGGACTATGGATCTGAAGTCTCCTTCGAGCGGCGGTAATAGCCGATGCCGCTACGCTAACGGCGGCACGAATGACCGCTGAACGGCCTGAGTATATTCCCGATGCTAATCCGGATGAGAGATTATAGCCCGCTGATGAGAAGGCACCACGATAGCTATTCGCTGAAGATACTGCAGAAGAAAGTCCGGACCGAATCTTCTGGATGATCTGCTGGGATCCCTGAGATGTTTTTTGAACCATCCCCGAAAACCCTTGAGTCACCGCTTGATTCAGCCCTGCTATTCCTTGGGTAGCCTGCGACTTTATGGCCGTCATCGTCTGAGTGACTGTCGTCCTCATCATGGTAAAGCTTTTTGTCGTGCTTACCCCTATCGCATTAAAGCCCTGTTGGAAAGCTTGAGACAAGCCTGAAAGTGCAGATCTTGTTATACTCGACACCTTGCTCATTGCCGACTTAATTTGATTTGCCACTGTTGACATCTGGCTAGTCACTTTATCAGCAATTGAAGTAAATCCACTATTGAAAGAAGATGCGAGCTGATCCAAGTTCTTTTTTGCACTAGAAAGAATGGTTCCCATGTTACTGTCAACATTTTTCTGCATGCTGGACATCACACTTGAAACGTCCTTGTTCATGGATTCAAAAGACCCGGATACCCCGGCATTTATTTGATCAGAGTTCCCCAGAGCACTTGATTTGGAAGCATCCATTGACTTTGAAACACTCGACTGCACAGATTGCCAAGCGTTATCTGCAGAGCTGTCGACTTGTCCAAAGGATTGAGAAATACTTTGGGCCATCTCCCCTGCCTGGCCTTGAGCGGTACTAGAAGCAGTCCCCATGCTGGAAATGACCGTCCCCCGCATCTTCTCCCAGTCTGCCTGTGTCCAGTTACTTAAGTTGTCCCAGTTCAAGTTCACGCTAGACGCCAGCTCGCTTGCCTGTGCTTCTGTCGTAATTCCCATGGACTGCATGGTTGCAAATACCGAGTTCGCCATGATCTTGGTTTGCTCCGGAACAGTTAATGCGAGCATTTGGAAGTTCAGTGTCATTCCTTGCGCCATCTGGCCAACCGCTCCACTGGCGGAGGTGGCCATGGTCTGCATCTGTTCTTGAACACTGGTATTCATTGTCTGAGACTGACCAATGACACTGGTGGCCATTTCCGACATTGAAGAAGTTGTGCCTTGAGACATCACGTCTATTGACGTTGTCATCTCGTTTGTTGTCTGTTGGGTTTGGTCTTTGGCACCGGTTAAATCTCCGATAAAGCCCGATATCCCATCGGTAACGCCTCCGAAGAAGCCACCAACCTTATCGATCGCACCACCGACAACGTTAGTAATTCCTCCAACAACATCACCAATTCCTTTGCCAAGGTTTCCAAGGGCATCCAACAACCACTTAATAGGCTCGAGAAGAAGATTGATGGCATCCCCTAAAAATTGAAACGCCGGGGTTAGTGCCCCGCCGACAATTTCCACTATCGGGGAAATGAGATTGACTACGGGCGTTAAGAGATCGATTAGACCGCTGAAAACATCAATAACCGTGGATATAATGCCGCCCACAACATCAAAGGCCATAGATAAAACATTACCTGCGATATTCGCTAAAACAGTAAGGGCCGGTGTAATCGCCCCAACAACGGTGTCCCATAAGTTTTTTAGAGCGGATAAAAAAGGACCAACTGCTTTTCCAAGTCGATCGAGAGCTTGACCAATGACTTCTTTTGCCCGATTAAAGGCTTCCCCAACTTGGTTCATGGCGTTTGTTACCGTGTCTCGGAAGGTCTCAGAATTGTTCCAAGCCGTCTTGAATACAGCAATAAGTCCCCCGATTACTGCAATGGCAATGCCAACTGGTACGACAAAACCGGAGATACTCGTGAGTAATCCGCTAATTCCCCCTGAGGCTAGGCCGGAAGCGCCGGACATTTCCCCTAAACTTGAGATAAATGTACTAAAGGATTTCTTCGCTCCAATGAGTTTCCCAATGAGACCGCCCGTAGTTTGAATGAATTTTCCGGTAATAAATACAGCCGGACCTACCGCTGCAGCGATCCCCGCCCACTTTACAATCTGTTCCTGTTGCTCAGGGGAAAGTTGATTGAATGCATTGACGAGCCCGGTGATTTTTTCCAGAAAATCGGTGAACGCTCCTTTTGCAGCATCCGTTATGTTGATCTTTGCCGTTTCAACAGCACCGTCAAGCTCTTCTAATGCTCCCGGAAGACCGCTGTTAATTTGATCGGCCATAGTTTGAGCCGCTCCGGTGGAGTTTTCTAATCCTTCTGTCAGATCAGAGAGTGCACCAGGTGCAGAATTGATGAGTGCGAGCATTCCGGACATCGCATTTTGTCCGAAAATTGTTGCCACGGCATTCATTTTCTCCTCTTCGGTTAGGCCGGAGAAAGATTTCTTCATTTCGGGTAAGAGTTGTCCAATGGGTTTCATCTTCCCGCTGCTGTCAAAAGCATTAATGCCAAGCTGATAAAGCATTGTTGCTGCGTCTTTGGAAGGCTTAGCAAGCCTTATCAATGCACCTCTTAAGGACGTGCCTGCCTGGGAACCTTTAATCCCGGAGTTAGACATAATACCAATGGCCGCTGCGGTCTCTTCAAGAGAAAGGCCCATGGAGCTAGCAACAGGACCAGCGTATTTCATAGCTTCCGCCAGGTCTCTTGTTTCAGAGTTTGTATCCGCGGCTGTTTTTGCATACACGTCCGCTACATGCCCTGTTTCACTAACGTCCAGGTTAAATTGCCGAACCGCTGATGCGGCGGCTTCAGCAGCAAGGCCCATATCTTTTCCGGATACTGCGGCAAGATCGATAAGGCCCGGCGCTGCCTTCATAATCTCATTCGTATTAAAACCGGCACTCGCAAGTTCCTCCTGTGCTTGGGCCACCTCTTTCGCACTAAAAATCGAGCTGGCACCTAAGTCCAAGGCCTGCTTCCGTAAGTTATCAAAGTCTTTTCCGGTGGCTCCGGCTATGGCACCAACTCGGTTCATTTGGGCATCAAACTCCGCACCCGTTTTGGCCGCACTAGCTCCGACAGCAGCTATTGGGGCTGTCACACCAAGTGAAAGTGCAGTTCCTACATTAGCGATCCCGGCACCAGCCCCTTTGAACATGGTCGCAACGCCAAGCCCGGACAATTTTGACTCCGCCTTCATTTCGCCTAGCGAAGTCATCACCTGACCGAAACCGGCTTTGAGATTTGATATGTCCGCAGAAAATATTGCTTTAAGATTAAAATCCATACTTATACCTCACGATTGGCCTTGGCTACGAGTTTCAGTCCCGCAGTATCAATAGCACTTATTTTCCTTGCTGTATCCCCTTGGACCTTCTTCATTTCTTTTTCGTAATTGAAAAAATCGTTAAAAGCCTTGAAAATAGGCTTTCCTTTCTTGTCCGTTCCCTGGGCGATAGAACTCTGCCAAGCGGTATAGCTGGCGATGAACATGTCATCTACCCGATGGAGCTGATAAGCACGGACCAACACTTCTAGATCAGCTAGTGTTGTTTGTTGGATCTCTTCCATGCTCATCGATGGATACATTCGCTTTACTTCAGTAAGTGCATCAAAATAGGTTATTAGGCGTTTTTGCCCGCCTTCTCCACGGATACTCTCACTTTTTTCGCCAGGCTCTTGGTAAGAGGTTGACTCTCGTAGAGCCTGAGCAAGTCCTGAAAAAGCTGATCCATCTGCCCTTTCTCCGCAAGATCTGCGATGTAAGACTCCAAATCCTCATCGCTCGGTTTTTGCTTCTCTGTAATCAGTCCTGCTTTTATCGTTTCAAAAATTGCAGCCGGATTTTCATCCATCAAAGCAATGACGGATGAGCGAATGCCTTGCCCAAACTCCATGCCATTTAGCTGAACGAAATGAAGCTTATCCAGGTAATGGATGGCTTGGAATCCAAATTTCAGTTCGTACTTCTTGTTTTTGATTGTGATCTCCATCACTTCCTCCTTTTTTTACTGGCAAAAGACAAGGGAGGGTTTCCCCTCCCCTATCGGTTCATTTCAGTTATTGGGCGACCTTCTCTGTTCCTCTGAACTGGTATTGGACAGCTTCAGTTTGAGATAAAGTAAGGGCGACCTCTCCCTTCTGGGCTTGCATTTCTGTGGCAAAGGTACCTTCCACTTCCATATTGTCTTCGGCATTTGCGGTATAACTGAGCTCAGATAAGTATCCACGACGATATTTCGCAGGATATTTTCCAGCCTGTGATTCTCCGTTCATGTCGACTTCCCAAAGTTCCAGTTCTTCCCCCTCATCAATGGCCGTATTCAGATAATCCAGAACCGGGTCATCCATTGCACAGAGCGAGGTGAAAGGGACTTCCTCTTCCAAGGCTCCGACATTTCGAATGGTTCCGGTTTTCGTCACTACGCTGTCACTATCTCTAGACTTTTCAACGGAGTGCTCCGTCTGGAACATCATCAATCCTCCGTCTTTCTCTTTCGCCTCTTTTAAGAGCCGCCATAACAAAACAATCTTTTTTCCTTTTTTTGCTTGTTCCATTTCTACCTCCTAGTAGTTCACGGTAAATTCTAAAATCCCGTGCATGAGTGGCGTTCCAGTAGATGTGTCCCAGACCATCTGCATACGGTAATCAGAGCAGTCAATATGAAAAGACTTTGTCTGAGTAAGCTCCATAGCTTCTCTGACAAAGTCTTCCATTGCTGTGCTCATCTCTCCCCTTTGATAGGGATTATTGTTATAAAAATGAACCGTCTGATTGACCCGCCCCATCCGGCCGGTCTTGACCGCTTTCATCCCCCCATATTCTTCGCCGATGAAGAGGAAGGGATAAGCAGTGTCTTTCCCAGGCAAATGATCGTAGGTTTTCCACCCATTTATCCTGGTTCCGATTTTCCTAAACGCTGTAAAGATTTCCTGTTCGGGGGATACCATAGGCCCCTCCTACTTCACATACTTCTTCATATCCTTCATAAAAATCTCTTTTTGTTGTTCATAACTTGGACGAACGTAGGGTTGTGCATCCATAAAGCGGGTCCCGTATTCCACATATCCCGCATAATTCGCCGTTGGTTCCACAGTCGATGTCATCCCGTTATCTTCAACGGCAAGCAATATTGAACGCTTAAGGTTGCCAGTATCGACGGGGACGATTCGCATTTCCTTCTGCTGGAGCTCCGCCCCGTTTTTCTTGACGACTTTGACCATTTCAGGAGCAGCAATATGCTGGAGACTTTTAATCGATGACATGGCCTCTGCAATCCCTTTAATCTTGAAGTGTGCCATTACTGCATCCTCCTCACCTGAAAGATTGTGTCATGCCTTGCCTCTTGTCTTAGCTCCACCTGGTACCTATCGCCTTCATCATCCTCAATGTAGTCACAGGCAGTATGGACACTTCCGGGAAGTGCAATCGTCTTCGCGCCGCTTACTACTTTCCCAAAAAGAAGATTCATCATCTCCTCGCCCATATCGGAGATGAGACAAGCCGTCCATTCTCTCTGCGGTTCCGCATCATCGTAGTTTCCAGTTTCTTCGTTGTATACCGGTCCGAAGGGATTCCTAACAAAACAGATTTTCTTATCGTACCTCATAAAAACCGAATCCTCCCTCTCTTCCCACCATCAAGTTCCTGCGCTTCTGCCCATTTCATCAAGTCACCTTCAAAGCCGGCTAGGTCGTCTCCCGTGTACTCGGCCTTATGCCCGCTAATACTCTCGGACTTCAGCCCCTCAGAACCCACACGATTGAAGCGGCGAACAATCAGCTCAACCAAAATATACTCTAGCTCTTCAGGCATTCTTTCAACGGGCTTTTCTATTAGTGCTGCTAGCCTTCCAAGTAACCGTGCTTCCATGAGACCGGCTACCGACTGGAGGAGCTTGACCTGCCCCTCCGTCGGTGTACTGTCTACAAAGATTAGTGCTTGAGCCCTATCTACCGCTTCCATCTATCGCCTCCTTATGCAGCAGGGGTTGCCGTCGGAGCCTTGATAGTCACAACAACCACCCCATCCAGTCGTTCTGCATAAAGGGCTGTTCCAGAAAGAGCAATGGTCTCGGCAGTTAAGCGCTGCTTGTTGATGTCCTTAGTTACACCAATAACCCCGGTTTGATCGGTCACGAAGTCAAAGGCCTTTCCAATTTCTCCACCGGAAACGACGGCATAAGCAAAGACCAGGTTGTCCGCAGCGGTTGCATAGAGCTTTCCTTTCGTGATAGCGGAAGAAAGAACGACCACATCAGCACCAAGGAAATTCTCCACATAGTTCAGGCCAAATGCGTTTTGGATGGTGATTTGCGCCTTTGCCAGATAATCTGCCACATCAAGAGGATTTGCAAAGATAACCGTGCGCACAGCATCATCTTCAAAAGCGACCTGGACCTGACCCCAGCCTTGAGCAATAGCGCCCTGGAGGCCCTCTCCTGTTGCTTTCCCGGTGCCTTTTGCCAAATATCCGAAAAGGCCCTTTCTCACTTCTTTTTGAAGTTCTCTCAGAAGCTTCTGATCGGTCACATTAATTGCCTGTTCAAAGCCGTACTTCTGGATATCTTCCACGGCTACCGCTTTACGCTTCTTATCCCAGGTAAGCTCGATGGGATCGCCTTCTTCCACTTTTACCTGCGACAGCGGAATGATGTCGCCTTTCGGTACTTTCGTACCATCCAAAGTCACTGAGGACTTATAGGTTTTGATGGTGGATCCGGCACTCAAGGGCACCTTTCTTTGTACGCCCAACATATCAAAAAGACTTTTCAGTTGTTTCCCGAACATCTCTACAAAATCAATGGACTGCGCCTTGACGAAAGTTTCTGTTAAATTGACTTCTGCTGCCATAATATTCCCTCCGATTATGAATTAAAAAGATCCAAGTGCTCTGCGATTGCTCGCTGCCGCTCTCCGATGTCCTTGATGCCAAGAATCTCATTTCGAGTCATCCCCTTGGGAGACATCCGGTTTGGAGTCTTCCCTTTGAGTTTCTCGTTGATACCGGCTTCTACAGCCTTCTGGTACATTTTGCAGAAGGATTCCACATTTTTCTGGGTGGTCTCGGCCTTATCCGTGATAAGAGTTTGAACCAATGCATCTTCGACATGAACTCCTCTCTCACTAAGCATTCCCCTTGCTGTCTTTGCCATCTGGCTTAAAGTATTTGCTTTTCGTAGTTCAGCAAGTTCGTCTTTGAGCTTCTGATTTTCATGCTCCATTCGTTCCTGGGCATTCATCTTCGCCAGCTTTTCCGCTTCTTCCCTATCTGCTTTGGCCTTCTCTTCTGCCTTTGATACAGCACGTTTCACCCTTTCCTGGACGATAGCGTTGACTTCTTCTTGTGTGAAAGTCTTCTCCGCTCTCTTCTCGTCTTTAGGGCTTTTACCATTCGACTGAGAATCGTCTTGAGTGGGGTCGATCTCCTGTTCCAGCATTTCCTTTGAATTCTTGTCATCTGCCATTTTTACTCCTCCATTTTTACGCCTGTCGGCTTATTTCCGTAGTGTTTACCGTCTTCCACGTCTAGACATCACCGTAGCTTTTAATGCCTTCCACGGCTGGGCAATAAAAAAGCAGTGGGCACAATGCCTACTGCTTTGGTTTATATGGTTTTCTTGAATTAGATTAAAGGATTTCTATCGATTCAATCTCAGATTGATTTAACAAAATGTTCCCTATTTCTAACATATTTTCCTCATCATCTTCTTCTTTTCTATAAAAGTTTGTACACTTTACATGCTTCAAATCTTTCTCCGGAAAGAAGGAAATATTGATTGTTTTACCGTCCGCCTGCCTCATGAGTTTCTCACTAATCATTTTTCGCCCCCTCCTTTCTAGGAACAATATGAACCCACTTCTTATCTTTATATTCTATGCTAAAGCGATGAGTTAAATTGCCTTCAACCTCTCCCAAAAATCTCTTATCCGTAATAAACTCTTTTTTAGTCCATAATCCTCTTCCATTACGTCTAAGTTCTCCTGACCCCGCTCTATCATAAATCAATTCCTGTGTCTGCTTCTCTGGAATGTTGATTTTGCTCTTCTCTGAATTATACCTCTTACTGCCATAATTATGTTCTTCAAACTTTTCGTGATTCAAAATCTTGTCATGGTCATCTATCCAGGATCTTATTGATTCATCAGATTGATCTTCAATCGGTTCATTTTCATTATACCCCTTATCCACCGCAGCAGCTATGCTACAGCGGCAAAAAGGATGTAAGGGTGGCAAGTTCCCGCCAATGGCACTTTTTTCGGTATCAAAGATCCGGCCATCCATCGCTTCACATATCGGGCATGTCCTGTGGTCGATCTCCGCAATCCATTCGTACTTGCTATATCCTCCCCTACGAAAGGAATCCATCTGGACTTCCGTCATCACTCTCGCGGACTCTGTAATCGCCAGTCGATGGGCCTTGAAAAGTGCCCCTCCGCCTTTTACTCCCGTTTCTTTATCGACTAGATCAGCTAAGCGATTTGCCCACTGATAAGGATGTTCTCCCAAAAGTAGGGATCGTTCCAGGCCAACCTGCAAGCGACTTACCAGTTCTTCCTTGTTTGCCCATATCCGTGATGAGAATGGAGCTCCCTGAAAGTTGCCTAGGATAATTTTATCGACGTTCCGAAGGAGTGCTTTTCGAGTCGGTTCACTCAATCCCAGAATTCCGGCTTGTCGTTCAATCTCCTTTATTGAGTCCTGTGATAATCGGGTAGCGAGTAGTTGGTATTCTTCATCGTATAGTTTAAGTCCGTGAAGCTCAATCTCCCGTTTCATCAGTTCAATCCGGCTAGTACGCATCTTCAGGTTATACAGCCTGAGTTCTGCATTCGCCTTATCACTAAAGTCTCTGGTCTCCACATACCGCTTTGCTTTTTCTGCGAAGGTCTTTACGTCCATCTTGCTGGCCTTCTCATAAGCAGCGTTAATATCCAAGCCCTCCTTACCGGCATAGCGAAGGTATTGATTCTTGATATCCGCCTGAAGGCTTATGCTAACTCTCTTGTAGAGCTCCTTTAATTTGCTTAAGTATAGCCCATCGGCGATGATCGAATCTCTTATAAACGCCAGTTCACGCTTCCTGGTGTAGCTTACTTCTTTATCGATCGCCTGATTATATCTCTTCGTTAGCAGCGTCTTCTTCACTCTCTGCCTCCTGATGGTTGTGAAGCTCTACCATCGGCTCTAGCCGGTTCTCTTCCTCAATGCGTGCCAGCTCTTGCTTGACGTCCCCAACAACAGAAAGATTTTCTAAAATGGTTTCATCTGATGTGATCCCTTGAAGACTGCGTGCCGTCTCTGCTTCCTCTTTGATGTTTGCCGGTAGATTTCGAGTAAACTTATAGTCTATTCCTACGAGGTCATTTTGACTGATCGTAGAATTCGGAAGATTCGCTATCAAGCGGTAGCGTTCGTTAAAGCCCCGGGCAAATTTACGCTCTTTTGTCTTGGCAAGATTGCTCATGCTTTGGAGCTTATATTGGAGTGCAATGCCCGATGCCGTGCCGAATTTGTCGTCATTAATATTCGGCACCATAGAAAGATTGAAGATAAGTTTTTCAATGCGTTCCAGCAAATGCTCCTGTGTGGCATCCGCATTGGGCTTTTCCATGAAATCAACAACCAACTGACCATCGCCACCGGTCTTCTCCAGATTGATAATCCGGTAATCTCGTATTTCCGAAAGAATCTCGGTGTCTAACTTTGCGCCTAAAATTTTCATATAGGCATCCGCAAAGTAGTCAACGTCATTCGCCTTTTCGCTAATTGCCTTATTGTAGGCATTAATGAGGTATTCAACCCACTCAAAAGCCCCGATACGTTCTTCATTTTCCACGTATTCAATGATAGGCACCGCACCGAAGTAGTGGGGCTTCTCCTCTGTATAAATCAGCTCTCCGGCTCTTTCCTCAAAATATTTGATGGAGGTATTATCTGATATGGTCCCGATCATCTTTCCATCCGCGGCATCGGTATAACGGATGCCGTAGAGTGGGGTCTCCCTTATGCTTGTCGATCTAACCAGGATGCATTCCGATGGGGCGATCTGGGTGATACCAACCTGGGCATTCTCGTCCATGTAAAGCAGTTCAAAGGCATGACCGTAGATATCACACTTTTTAGAAAGATCCGAATTGAGGTCATCGAGATCGTTATATTTCTCTAAAAGCTGGATGTAATCTGAGACTTTTTCCTTGCCTGAAACAGTCTTTACCGGGATCCCCATAAAATAGCCGTTAAAAGTATCGACAATATATCGTGCAAAGTTGGCAACAATTCGGTTGTCCGGCTTTGTCGCAGGCTTGGGGTCTTGATACAAGATATCTTGATCACCTACATACAACCGCTTAAGTTCTTTATATCTTCCAACAAGAGAGCGATGCTTTGAAATAAATCCCAAAAGTTTCTCTTGGGTCATCTCCTCTTCCGGATCCATATAAAATGCCTTTTCTTTATACATGGCTTGTCCTCCTAAAGGGAATGTCGGATGAGATGGACACTCACTCCAATTTCCTTTCGCCATCCTTCAACGCCGTATCTCAAAGCGGCCATGGCATCATCAAAAAAAGCGACCGGCTCATCCAAGTACTCGCCCGACGCTTGATCTCTTTTCCATTTCCATTGGGATATTTCTTTGATGGTGTTGGTGCAGGATGGATCAATATAAATCCTCCGCTGCTTCAGCCAGTCAACCTGCACAGCTTGATACTTTTTCCCTCTGATCGTCTCCTTGGAGACGGGGCGGGCCATATAACCGGCTCTCCCCCACATCTGAATCCGATCAGGCTCTGCTGAATCACACCACATGGTTCTTGTTTTAGGAAACTTATCCTCCGCTAAGCTGATAAGCTCCTGGGTGTCCTTCCCGAACTCATAGAGTTCTTTAATGACATATAGGTCTTCATCCTTTATTCCAATAAGCAGTATTGCATTGGCATGGTTATATCCAAAGTCCTGTCCTATAGCCACATCATCATAATCGGCAAGATTCCTACTACACTCGCAAGCTTCCCAGTTTTTGAGGATTAGCCCCCCAACTTCTCCCCATTCACCTACAATTTCGTTACGAACAAGCCGCTTCCGCTTGCTCTCTGTATGTTTCCATACAGTTCAGACTATATCTTGACTTCATAAGAAGCCCCTGCTGTTTCAGATTCGCTTGAATCTTACTCTACTCACTTCCACGAAAAAAGCACCGCTTTTCAGCAGTGCTTTTAGTGTGCTTTCGATAGTCGTTACACTCAAACAATGTATTCCCAACGGAAACCACATGAAGAAGCAGATCGGCCTTTTAGGCAAGCCCGTATTGCATTGGCGTTACCTTTCAGTTCTCTTGCCGCTTCTTCTATGCTTTGATACTCAACAACAGCCCCCGTCTTTTTGTTTATACCTCTGATTGGCTTGCAACCTTTAGGCTTTGAAAGTCCTGTTTTGTATGCATGCTTTGAATTTTCACTGCAAGTACACCATTCAAGATTTTCAACGCTGTTATTCATCCTGTCCCCATCTTTGTGATTAACCTGCGGTTTTCCATCAGGGTTCGGAATGAATGTTTCAGCAACAAGCCTGTGTATCATCTTCACCTGTCTTTTGTTATTCTTCCACAGTTCAACATGATACATAGGTTTAGGATGCCGCTTTGTGATTTTTGAAGAATGCAATGTCAGTATCTTTTCATTGAATGTCCTGTCCCGATCATTATAAGATTTAACCGTCCGCTTCAATGACTTTACTTTGCCTGTGTTCGATACTTCATACAATCCTTCATAGCCTTCAACTGGTTTCCATATTTCCTTCATATTGTCACCCCTTATTATATTTCCATATAATTTATGGGATGTCAACATTTACATTGTTTTAGCTCGGGGTTACCCTCGTCTTTCACGTTAGGGCTTTCACCGAATTAAGCAGGTTTTACATGACCTTAGTTTTTTAGGTTAAGCCATATATGCGGTATCCGTCAGGATCCAGGAGTTTCCTTCTCGCCATTCTCTCTTTGTAAGCCTCATCAATGAAGCGGTTATCCAGATAGGTTGACTGGTGAGAGAATGTATTTTTATCTTTATGGTCAAAGAAAGCCGCCTTTATCCAGTGATTCTTTGATACCGGATTGAAGGTCAGCTTGATCTGATAGAACTGGCCTTCTGGAAGTTTTCCACGCAAGCGGTCATCAATGATCTCAAAGTCCTCTTGTGTAAACTCCGTGGCTTCTTCTAGCCAAACATCGGTCAGCTTTCCCTTAGCGAAGGTGATGGACTTGAGCTTTTCCCTTTGCTTCTGGTCATTACATCCCCGAAAGATAATCGAGTTCCCATTGATGCAGGAGAGTTTAAGCGGACTAAGCGTCGCCTTCCAGTATCGGCCAACCTCCAGCCGGTCAATAGCCGCCATGAGCTCGTAGAAAGTACTGTCCCTGTTCGTCACCTCGGACTTACGCATCACCAGGAGATTTCTGCCCTTATCTGCCATGAGACGAACAATATATTGCTGCGCCGTATCAACAGACTTCCCGGATCCGGCTGAGCCTTTCATAGCAACGTACCGGCATTTGGAATGATGAACGGGCCTAAAAACCCTATTTGCCTGAAGATTAATCGTCTTCATAGTTCACTTCCAAAGACAGTTCCATATCAACATCGGCCTGAAGCTTATCCATAAATCCCCCGTTACAGCGGATGATATGCTCGAGTGACTTCTGTGCTTCCTCGACAGACGGTGTGAAGGTGTACTCCACATCTTTAAGGACTTCACCGGTTACCTTGTCCACCTGCTTTGAATAGCCTTTTTGAATTTCTCTTCGTGCGATAGCACTTGTCCGGGCCAGGGCTTCTTCTAGAGTCATAATTTTCTTCGATTCAATTTCATCCATACGCCTTTTGATATAACTAGAAATATTAGGTTTTGTAAGGTTTTCACTGCCTATCACTCCAGCGGTTTTTCCGCTATATCCCGCCCTTCTTGCTGCTTCTGTAGCATTGCCGGAGATGATATACTCATCCGCGAATCTTTTTTGTTTTGTCGTTAATTTCCGAATAAGTCATCATCTCCCTTCTAATTACGTCTTTTTAACCTGTCTGTCCTCCTCTAAAGGGAAAACCTCCCACTACAGACCTTAAAAATGGACCAGCCGGGAGTTGCACCCGGCCTTCCACCTATGCCATGAAAGGAGGAATCATCTCTGAGTGGCCCAATAAAAAAGGCACCAGCTATAAAAGCCCGTGCCTCTTCTCGCCACAAAAAAGACCGTCCATTTCTGGACGATCTTTACTGCCTATAGTATACAACAAGTTCAATGTTCATTTTGCCCATTTTGCTCAGTCTGGGCATGAAGGTGTATACTTGCAATGATTTTGTTTAAGGCGATTTTTAGTTTCATTGGAATATAGCTTGTGATGAAAATCTAATAATAGAACAGTAAAAATTCCTGATTGACCGATTATGCCTATTATTCGGGTTCCCTTTTCTATCCCCACCTGATAAATATCTTCATCTCCTAACAAATGGTCAGTTAGTCTAACCGCCTCGGGATGCCCACCATTTCTAGCGGCTTTTTGAATTAATCGAACAACTAAATCACGTTTATCTTGACCAATCAAATGACAGTGGCGATAATGTTGCGATGCAAACAATTCTTTAGTAGATTTCCCAGAAAGTTTGGAAATAGTTTGGTGCAAAAGCATTAAAGAATCCACAAAATGCGATTCATTCTTACACTGATTATAAAAATCCTTATCATTCACTAAGCAAAACAGGTACTCAAAAGAAAGATCAAACACCAGCCCTTCCGATCTTAGTGTTTGATTTTCTCTACCAATTCTTACGCTTTGTGCCTTATCGTTTTTCTTCGGCTTAGGAATCTTACGTCTGTTATTTTTCCCCATCAGTCAACGCTCAGCCTGTCTGCATAACATTCAAAAATATCTCTATCTTTTATAACATTGGTACAAACTTCATATGATGCACAGTCCACTCTTGCGTTTTTCCAAGGATCTTCTTGGTGTGTAAAATGCTCAAGTTGATTTGCAGAATACCTGCCATAAACATCCCAGACTTGCTCAAGAACATCTAACTCATCACTTGAAAAAGTTGAGTTGCTTTCGCCTGTTCTTTTTGGAATATCAGACGCTCCATATCTTTTATACTGTCGATAGAGCTCAGGGAAAACAGGACCATGGACCCAAGCCTCTGGATGTGCGTCCTCAAATAATCGATACTCTAAAGAATTAATAGAGTCGTTAAGGAGCGTTAGTGACCACGCATAGGCATAATAAACCAGCTTCTGTAATTTCTTAGGCGACATGGATTCCTTTGATAAAAACCAATCTGCAACATCAAAAATACTGGCCATGATATCCTCCTTCCTTTTGTCTTCTTTCGGCTAGCTATACTATACCCCATTTTAAGTGGCGGTGCTTAGTTATTTATTCTACTTATCGCCTGGTAATAAAGCCGTTGAACTGTCGAACGACTGCAATGGATTTTCTTCCCTATCTCTTCAAAAGTCAGCCCGTCGATGCAGTACATTTCCACGACCTCTTTTTCTTTCTCACTTTCAAGCGATCTGATGAAGTCATAAATTTTAACCTGGACCTCATACAGCCTGTCGTATTCTCTTATGATTTTGTCAATAATTTTATCTCTCCAAATAACCAGCCCCTCAAGCTCAGAATGGGTTCCGTTTCCATGCGAGTTATTCACGGAATAGTGAAGACCAGATAACACTGGCCTCTCATGCAGCTTTTCTTTAAGCCTTGCAATTCTCCGCCGAATCGAGGGAATGGACTCAAGAACCTCCCTCGTCAATTTCACTTCTTGTCGTTCAGAACCCATTGGCATACCTCACTAATTACCTAACTTCCCGGATGGTTAAGGGATTGTATTTATTCTCAAACAACTTCTTTTTCAGCCGGTAGACATCAGTCTCTCGCCCCTTTACGTCTTCAATAACGACTTCCCCACTCTCTGCATCTTTATATCGAAAATCTGCCACGTAGCTAATAGGTCGTATCCTTTTACCTTCTCCATTAACATAGCTATCCAGTAAGGGAAATCTTGGCTGCAACTCAAGATCCAGTATTTCTCCCTTCTGCTCTAGAGCTTTAAGATATAAAAACCGGTTGGCTTCTGCTTTGCTATCAAAGGTATGTCCGAGAACCTTCGTTCTCTTGGCGTTATACTTGCTGTATCTTCTCATGGCAAGCCTCGACATACTTTCCTTGATAGCTCCTATAGAGAGCACAGGCTTCTAAGTAAAACCCATGCTCATCCAATGTTCCGTTAATCTCTGATTCCATGGTTTCTACAATCAGTACAGAGATTTCATCATTGAATTTGTTCCTTAGTGCTTGTAGTTTCTTCTCTTGATTTTTCATTTATCTTTCCCTTCTTCACTTCATTCCAATGAACTTTGAGGAGATAGATAAAGAGTGTAATATCTATAACGCAAATGATTAGAAGGATATAGACTATGATTTGTACTATTGGCATTGATGTTCTTCTCCTTACTTATCTCCCCTTAAAGATCTCTTTCTGGACTTCTTAAGCATCGCATCGGTTTGTTTTCTTCTTGAATAAAAGGCGGGGGGAGGGGTTTTAGCAGATCGGCCTCCGGCCTCTGCCTGCTGTTCTCTCCTCTCCTCTACTCTACTCTCCTCTACTCTACTCTGTGGATTCCCGTCGACATCAATCGGATTCTTGTTGACATCAATCGCATTCTTGCTTACATTTTGCAAATTGGACACAATGGTTGCGTCGACTCGAACCACGCTTCTGCGCTTAACGGCATTGAAGAACCGACGTTGAATGCCTCCAGACGTGAGAACCCTACGCTCTTTATATAAAGCAGCGTCGAAGAATCCCACCGAAGTCGCTTTTTCAACTACCGACTGTACAAGACTCTCTCTGACCCCGGTCTGCTCAGCAATCAGGAAAGTGGCATCGTCGTCAAGCACCATGTAGTATCCTTCAAAACGATAGATACGACAGAGCAAGCTGATGAGTACAGCAACGGCCTGCGCTCCACAAGCACGTGTGATTTTACGAACCTTTATGTCATCCAGGAAATCCACATCCAAATCAAAGTAGTCGATACCTTGTTTCGGAATGTTTCCCAAGAGGCATCACCTCCTTTAATGGGAATCCTGTGTCTATCCCTCAATCCCCTCTACCGGCTTGAAGTCCTTCCCTAGAAAATCATCCTCTCCATCTTCATCATGAATTTCACCGGTCTCCTCGTCCACATACGTAAAGGCGGATTCAATAATATTCTCGTCAATCGCTGATTGAGTCGTTTCCTTACTGGTGGATTTCTCGTCAACCGAAGTTGCCTTTTGAAGCTCAATGGACATGGGGGCGTATTTCAGGGCTTGTTTAATCACCGTCTTTTTAGCCATCGCGTCAAAGTTTGTGGCCCAAGGTCCATTCGAGAAGCTTTTGGAAAACTTCTTTCCGTGGGCCTGGATTTCGTCTCTAGTCATATAGGCGAAGCCGTATCCCCCGTTTGTGAGTTTATAGACGGCGTAATAGCCGATCACAGACCCCCTATCGCCAGATAATAAAGGCTTATGTTTTAACGACTGTTCTAGGCCGTAGTCCATATCAAAGTCATCATTTTCATGGACGGCATGGGCATAGATTGACTCGTATTGACCCGACCGCATCGCTAGGTCAATGATTCCCTTATAACCAAGTTGGAATTGGACCTGCTTACCATAAGGGATGAGATAGGCTTGTCCAAGAGGCGTGTTAGGCTCCAGTCCCAGTTGGGCCGACTGCATCATAGCGGCCAAGAAGCTTACCGGATCGCATTGCTGAAGCTTTGGATTACTTGAAAATGCTGTAAGGGCTACCCGCTGAAATCTCTCCGACTTGACGTTCTCCGGAAGGGCATTGGCTATTTCCTTCCCCATGCTCCGAAGGAGGCTTTGCATGTTTTGCGTGGGGGTGGGCTCCATCTGTGCTTTCTGTTGTTTCATTAGAGCTTGCTTTGCGGTTGTCATTGGTTCTCCTCCTTTTTGGTCACCTTAAAACGCCGTGACGTGCATTCTTTCTTGTACTCTTCATATAAATCCGGATGATCTTTCCGAAAGCTTTTGGAATCGAAGCGGTTTGAAGTCACACTCTTCCATGTCACAAAGGCATCTTTACTCTCCCCTGTCTCCGCTTCGCCAAGTGCTTTCATCATCTTTTGAGCCATTCGCTCCTTCCGCTCCGTGAGTTCTTTTATCTCCTCCTCAAGGGCGAAATAAGGGCGAATATCCATCTGCAGGGCTACTGGGTCACTATTAGATATGGAGCGACTATATTTCGACCGTAAAGCCTCTGTGTAGGCACTGGACCCATCCGGATCTGGCATCCACTCAGGATCCTTCAACCCTTCATAAAACCGCTTTTCAAAATCAACCAAGAGCCCGATGGTTTCCTCATCCCTTTCGACCTCCCGGATAACAAAATCTTCAAAGCCGATCATACAAGCCACATAGGCTAGAGAAGCCCCTGTTACCGCCATGTAATGCTGGACCTGGAGCTGGTACCAAATAGGAACAACGCCGTCTTTCCATTGGTCCCGGTTCCATCCGGAGGTGGTTTTGCACTCCAGGATGGCTCCTTCCCCAATAATCTCTCTATCGATATCTGCCAGCATAAAAGGATGTTCTTCGCTGACCATCATCTGGTTGTTTCGGCGAACCTTCTTTCCGGTCTTCTCTTCAAAAAGCTCCGCAACCGTCTGTTCCAATTTGTTTCCCAGAATCATCTTGTAGGAGGGATTATCCTGAATCTCAGTAGCTTTCTTCTCCATCCAAACATCGAGCACAGACCGCCAGGGATTTAACCCACACACAGCTGAAGCATCACTACCGCCGATATAGTCTTTCCGCATCTTGAGCCAATCCTCTCGGGAAAGATCTTTAGTATTAGCAATGACTTTATATGGCACGGGGATCCTCCTTGTGGGCAGTTGCCTTAAACCGGTATGCCCAATCATCCAAGCAGTTTTCATGAATCATTTCACCGTTCCCGAAGACATACACCTCTTCTTCTTCGTTGATTGGCTCTCCGCATTCCGTGCAATAGCCGACCGGGATTTCATACCACCCTTCAAATTGAGCCTGTACTTCTCTCCAATGTTGACTTTCAATCTCACTAAATTTCAAAGTTCTGTACCTCCTGTGATATACTAGAGGTGTAAATGAGTCCCCACTCATTACAACCATCTCGGGCGGTCCTTTCGGTAGGATCGCCCTTAGTCTTTTTTATTCTCAAGGTATTCCCTATCTAATTCCTTTTCAATCTCCTCCATCACCGCTATAACTACCTCTAACGTCTCTGGTGTGACGGTAGTGGAATTGCCAAAATTAGACCATCCAGAATTCGCCATCAAGAGGCTTATAGTTGCCCAGGCTTTCAATTCATCCCAGGCCTCTTTGTAGATTATTCTCCTATCTTCCATCAATAACTGATCTGTAGTACCTAATGCATCCGCTATTCTTTGTAGATTGCCAGCAGTAGGCGTATTTTTCCCTGTTTCAATCAATGAAATTGCTGAGGCAGTTATGCCGACTTTTTCAGCCAATTCCTTTTGCTTCAAACCAAGAGATCTTCTTTTGTAAGCTATGTTTTCTCCAATCATAAAAGCGCCTCCTCTGCCGGTGTCATCTCATGATGATCCAGCAAAACCACAGACCAGCAAACATATAGCCCACGCCTGCTAGGATCACCGGCCCAAAAAGCAGTATGCGGGCCACCTTTTGGGATCGTGTGCAGTCTTTCCAATCTTTTAGTCTCATCATTCATCCTCCTATCTCTTTACTTTTGGAACGCACTTAAGCTCAAAGCCTTCCACGGCGTCCATCGCTTCTTGAACCGCTTGAATGCACTGGACTAGCGCCTTAAGTCTTTTTTTATACTCATCAGCGTTTTTCATCTCAAGGGTGACCGTAATCCCACCTATGGCTCCAGACGGGAAACCTTCCGCCGGGGTGTCTATGGTCTTCACGTCTTCCGTATTAATCTTTTTCTTCATCTCTCCTCCTTACTTTTGCCATTCTTCATAATCATTAACTTCATGATCTTTTAGAAAACTCATGAGATTCTGTGCGGAAATAAATACTGCTCGGTCGATCTTGTTGACGACAAGGCCATCTTTTCGCCACTTATCAAGAGTATTTAGGCTGATTCCCATATAGTCGGCGCACTCCTTTCGTGTCATAATGTCTTTCATCACTCCTCCTTTAGGCCTTTCAAGGCCTCTTTCTTTAGATCATCAAGAAAGAAATTCAAAAATTTCTTCTTCCAAGTTCACTTATAATGAGATATGCTCTAAGCAAGAAACAACTGTGATATTGGCCTAAAGAGCAACAACGACAGGTGATTATATGGGCAACCAATTTCTAAACAACATAAACCAGTTTTTAACTCCCATTGAGTTTGTCCTTTCCCTCTTCACGCTATACTTTTCTGTGAAGATTAAACGAGAGGTAAGCCTTGCATTGGGTCGGAAATCTCTCTTTCTTGATCAGAAGCGCATTGAAAAAGAACTCTCAAAGGTTGAGCGGGAATTGAAGGATAAAAACACCTTTGATAATGCTAGGCTTTCGTTGCTTCGTTTATCTTCTCAGCTAAAGAATCAGTATGGAGACCTCAACCCGGCTATCTTAGAATCTTGTAACAACTTGGCCGAGATTCTCAATGCTCTACAATCATTTGAAGATCCCTCCTATTTGAGTTCGTTGGATGCCATTTACCAGGCAACCGGGGAACTAAAAGGTACAATCAGAAAGGAATGTAGCCGATGAGTCTTTATGAATCTTTCGTTGATACGCTTATCAAACAAACGGAATCCCATGACCTAACATGGACTGTGTACGGTGCTTTTATTCGTGGCCGCTTCGCTACTGATTCGATTGATTTACTCTTTACGAGCAATGAATACCGAGAAGTGGATATCAGTAGAAGCTTCATTACACTTTCTGAAAATCTCATCATTTCTATCGTTTACGAACCGATGGCTAATGAGCCGATCAAGCTTTATATTAACGACCTTCAAGATGGCCCTGTTCATTCCGTCCCTGCTTCTCAAGAAAAGCTTGAGTCTTTAAGCAAGCTTGCGTTTTACAGCGTAGATCCTTCTTATCGTCCGGAACTCTTTGATTGTGATATGGATAAGCTGATCTCCGAATACCTGACCCTCACTGGCCACGGATCAACCGATCAATAATCCCTTCAAGCCTTGTTTTACTCGGCTCCCACCAATCACTTCTCATCAGGAAAAAGAGGTTCCAAAGCGCTATTGCGTTGATGAGAAGAGTAAGTATGTTTAAAATCCCTAGAATTAGATTTCTCATCTTCTCCTCCATTCATCGTTATTTTTGCTGATGAAATAGTTGGTCTATCTTTTGGCTCAATACAGTAATGTCTTCATTCGAAAACCTGAAAACATTCTGAAGCTGTATTTCGGCATCCGAACCAGAAATGTAATTCATTAAAGACTCGGTCGATTCTTGAAGCTCCTCACAAGCTTGGATGACTCGGTTGAGTCTTTTTTTATACTCATCAAGGCTCTTTAGCTTGATGATGGGCTTTGATGTGTTAGCTGGTTTCTCCACACTCCCCTCCTTGTAGTTATTCAGCTTTTAGTAAATTAGGATTACTCAATCATCCCTATGCAAGCGGATTAAAATGATTACGTTCATTATCAAGTGGATAATCAGAATGCCTAGGATAAGTTTTTCCACCACTCTCTTCTCCTTTCCGCTTTCCCCTTTCCCTTTGCTATACTTGAGTCATCGGTATGGCCGTACCGAAATCTATAGAAAGGAGAAACATTAGTGAATAAATCTTTTACTATTTCTGAAATCGAATCTGCTGTTAATACAGCTAGGGAACGAGTCGCAAAACACATGGATAAGAGCTATATAATAGAAGCCACCCAGGAATTTGTTGGCAAAGACGGAACAATCGATCCTTGGAATACTTCTCTTGCCATCTACCGTTTAGCTATTCGTCATTCTGATCAAGTGCTCATAAATACCTTGGTTGACTTGCTCGTAGATCCTTCTGATTCACAGAACTAACTTCTTTTGCGAAAGCTTCAAACATTGGAAACTCGTTAGACAAGTCTTCAAAAAGATTAAGGGTGCAAGTGCAATTGCACTCTTTTTCTATCTCAGACACCTTTTGAAGGATTTTCTTAAGGTCTGCTATGTCAGTGTATTGACCGGTAATATTTACTTCCACACTCCCCTCCTTTCCCGGCTTCCCGGGTTATCTTGCACCGATAGTGCAACATTGATAAACTTGAATTGTACGAATTCGCTTAATGAAAGCGAGGTGATGTCTTATGACAAAACTTTTGACGTACGCTGTGCTTCTGCCGTAAGATCCGTTTTTTCCACTGACTGGTGGCATCCGTCATACAGGGACGTTAAACTGGCAGTTGTTGTTTAATCTCAGGCCAAGGCCTGGAACATCAACAAAGTCACGGGTCATCTTACGGTCCTATTGCAGCGCCAGGGGCGATACTGGCTAAGTTGTGGCATCGACTGCTTGCGATGTGAAGCAAGTTCCTTTCCGCAGGGATGTTCTGAAGCAGCAGAACATCCTTTTTTATTGAAAAAACTTGTTCATATCGCAGGAAGGAAATTCTTTCTTCATGCGTTTTAACAACTTAAAACTCGGATTTCGTAATCCTAATTCAAGCTTCGTATAGCTTGATACGGTAATATCTAGCTTCTCCGCCATTTCCTTTTGAGTTAGCCTTTCCGATTGGCGTAACTTAGTGAGCCCTTCCACTCTCCCCTCCTTTCAAGGCCTCCCCGTGCATACAGGTTTCATTGGGGCCTCTTTTTGTTTACTTAAAGTGTCATTTTTCATCAAAAAAAAGAGCGCCAACACTCGTCCCAAAAATTTCGGCTAGTTTAACCTTCACAGTATCGCTTGGAGCTCTTTCTCCATTTTCGTACATGCTCACCGTTGAAATGGCGACACCAAGCTGATTGGCTAAATCTCTCTGCGTTATATTAAGCATAGACCGATATTCTTTAATGCGGTCTCCGGCTTTGCACATTTTGGCTTCACCCCCCTTCCCTTATGTTGAATCAAGGATATCATAATTCACTTAAAGTGTCAACACTCAAAGTGACATTTTTATTGACCCTATTTCACTAAAAGTGTATACTATTAAAAAGAAAGGGGGAGTGTGTATGAAAACCGGGGATATTATTAAGTTATTAAGAGAACGTGAGGGGATGAGCCAATCTAGGCTGGCAGAAATTCTTAACCTTTCACGGAGTGCCGTTTCAATGTATGAGTCAAACAACAGAGTACCCAGTACATATGTACTCCAAGACCTATCGGATATCTTTAATGTTGATGTCGATTACTTGCTTGGTAAAACGACTAAGACAACAATTCTTCCAGAAAGAATTGAATATGAAAATAAGCAAATCCTATTCAAAGATGAAAACTTCACCTTAATCTCCCCCACCCGTGTGATCAAACCCAATGCGGAAGATTTCCTGTCCTCCTCCTTATACAGTATGACCGATGAGCGAGAAACCGACGGAGAACGTCCCTCCCGTGAGGAGATCCTGATCTGGCTTAGGGACCACGTCCGGATGGCGGCCTTCGATGGGCAAAACTACGAGGATCGGGACGACGAAAGCCTCTATAGGCTCTACAAGGAGCTGAAAGATGAAGCGGAAAGAGATTGAGGAGATCGTCACAGGGATTAAGGAGTGCTACTACTTCCTATCCTTGGAGGAACTGATTGAAGCCATCGGCATCTCCTTGAAGGTGGTCCCGAGTGAATCCTCTGCGCTGAACGACTCTCCTGCCTGCTATATCAAGGTTGACGATAAAGAGATGATTTTTTTATCCGATGCCTGCCCTGTGGAATTACAGGCAAAAGTCCTAGCCCATGAGCTTGGCCACGCTATCCTCCATGATGTAGAGATGGCCCACTACAGTTTTCTTTTTAAGGGAAGAAAACTGGAAGAGGAAGCCGACTACTTTGCGGAGCTGTTGATGGATTTTTAGGAGGAGATAAACAGGGAATAAATCAAATCAGTTGATTTATAGGCCCATATTTCACAATTCAGTTTGATTCTGTTAGGGGAATGCAATATAATATAAATACAGTCAATTAAGGACTGTTAGATCTGGTTTTAACCCATCTAAACCCTTTATCCATTCCCTGACAGTATGGCCCTAGCATAATTAGGTGTCCAGAGCTCAGGGATTTTTTTGAGGAGAAGAAAATGCAAATAGCGATATTAATTGATGGAGCATTCTATTTAAACCGTGCGAAGAAAATTTTTGGAACAAGATCCCCCGAACAAGCGGCAAATATTTTAGTTGCCTATTGTAGTTCGCATATCAAACTTTCGAAGATCCATTCCCCTAATGCTGAGTTATATAGAATCTTCTACTATGATTGCCCACCTGCAGAAATAAAAACAATTCATCCAATCACACAAAAGCCAATCAATTATATTAAAACTCCTACGGCAAAATGGAGACTAGATTTCTTCGAGGAATTAAGGAAGAAAAGAAAACTTGCATTAAGGCTTGGTGTGATGGACGAAAAGAATCCAACATGGTGTCTTAGAGGAAGGAAATTAAGCCAACTTCTTTCTGGAAAAATTAAACCAGAAGACTTATCTGAAAATGATATTCATCTCGATACACGCCAAAAAGGTGTTGATATGAAAATTGGTCTGGATATATCTTCTCTTGCATATAAAAAGCAAGCTCAGCAAATCATTTTGATAGCTGGAGATAGTGATTTTGTACCTGCTGCGAAAGCTGCACGTCGAGAAGGCATAGATTTTATACTGGATCCCATGTGGTCTCATATTAAATCCGGTCTAAACGAGCATATTGATGGGCTAAGATCCGCCGTAGATGGCCCTGATGAATATGGAAAGTTTTCAGGCCGCATAAAAAATTAAGCTAACTATATATGCAAAAAAAAAGATAACCCCAGGCGCATAGGATTGCTCAGCCTTTGGCCTACCCCATTCTGGGACCCAGCGTTACTCCTTCACAAGTTATCTTTATCTATATTTTAAGCGGTTTGTTAGAATTTACAAGCTCTACATCTTATAGTGCGGGCTAGCAGAAAGAATACACTTGAACCACTTCCAATGGATTGATATCATATACCTAAGCTAAACAAAGAGTTTAGCGTAATACTATTTCAATCCTTGGAAGTAAGTCCCCCACGATACGGGAACGGCTGAAACCAAGGATTTATTTTTTCTTAAGGAGGGACTGCCAATGACAATTACAAAGTACTCCACCAAGAAAGGTGATCGGTATAAGCTCACGGAGCACCTTGGCATGAATCCGATCACAGGGAAGCGGATTATGGTGACACGAAGGGGCTTCAAGACAAAGAAGGAAGCCCAAAGCGCCGTCAATGCCCTCCACTATGCCTATGATACCGGGAAAATGGAAACGCCAACCAACCTAACCTATCAAACAGCGTATAAGAAGTGGCTTACCTACTATAAGGACACGGTGAAGGAATCCACCCTCAATAAGACCTGCGGGTATTTCGACCATCACATTCTTCCGGCTTTCGGGCAGATGTTTCTTTCGGATATTCGGCCTATTGATTGCCAGGACTTTGCGGACGCCTTGTCAGAGAAATTTACCTCATATGGGAAAGTCTATGACTACGCTAGAAGAGTCTACGACTACGCCTATAAGACCGGCATCGTTGATAAGCAAAATCCCTTTGACCGGGTAATCAAGCCCAAAAAGAAGGCTGAAAAGAAGGAAGCAGAATTCCTGGAGATCGAAGAACTTCGAGAACTACTGGATGCCATAGATGATCCCATGTGGAAGGCCTATTTCCGCTTACTGGCATTTACAGGCATGAGAAAAGGGGAATCCCTGGCTCTACAATGGACTGACCTTGATTTTAAGAATAAGATCATTGAGATATCAAAAACGGTTACTTTAGGGATGGGGAATATCCCTTATGTCACAAGTACGAAAACAACAGCCGGGAACCGGACAATTAGCCTAGACGATGAAACCCTCCAGGCCTTAAAGGATTATAGGAGTACACAGTCCCCTATCCCCATGAACGGCTATATCTTTTCATCTGCCATGGGAAAGCCCATACCACTAAGCAAGCCCTATGTGAAGCTGCAGTCAGCCCTAAAAAGAACATCCATCGATAAAAAGATCAACGTACACTCCCTGAGGCATACCCACTGCTCTATGCTTTTTGCCGCTGGCTGGTCGCTTAAGGAAGTCCAGGACAGACTGGGTCATTCTGACATTAAGACTACGATGGACATCTACGCCCATGTCACGAAAGAAGCCAAAAAGAAGTCCATGGATTCATTCATTGACTACATCAAAAGCGTTTGA